TTCACATCTTCGTCTTCGTCTTCCCCATCCTCGTCATCTTCGTCGTCTTCCGCATTCACATCTTCGTCTTCGTCTTCGTCGTTCCCCTCGAAGTCGTCGTCATCTTCGGGCTCTTCTACCTTAGTCTTTTCATCTTCATCATCCTCCTCTTCTTCTAGAAAGATACTTTTCAATTCATCGTAATCATATTCTTTCAGGAAATTACCAAGCGGCTGAAGTTCCGCCAGCATTTCATCCTCGTCATACTCGACGCGACGTTTCTTGAAATCAATGCTGTTTGCCTCATAGAAGACAGCTCCACTGTAATGCTTTTCGGCAAAGCCAACTTTCAAGGTAGAACCGCCTACATAATCAGCGAAGGTAATGTAATCATCATCCTCATCCGCATTCGCAAGCCTTGCATCGAGCATCTTACCGAACAGATGAAAACTCATGTCCCAGACCTGAACGCCTTTATCTCGATTATTGGTGTCTACCACATAGAAAAGCTGGCGTTCCTTGGGTGCCAAATCCTTAATGAGGTCTTCATCATGCTCATCAGAACTTTTTCGTAGTCTGGATCGGTATTGACAAATTGGACACTTCTTTCCCCAAGTTTTTGCTGGGCATACAAATGTGTTATTGTCAGCACCAATTCCTCGATGTACCCAATATGTTCGTTCGTAATGGAGTGTGCCTTCATCCGCTTCCGGATTGCCAGGTCCCGCTTCGAATGACAGAATGTCAATACGAATGGGGGATGCATTTTTCACTGCAAATCTTGATATGGTTTCAGGCAGGACAAGGCTTGTTTGGTCAAAACCACTCTTATGCTCCTTGGCCCGTCTGAGTGCGTTTTCACTTGCGCTTCTGTGTTTCCTACTTTTTCGAGTACGGGTCGCCATTTCTTTCGTCTCCATTCCTGGGCTTTTCTTGCCCTGCTTCTTGTTTTGCATTGTAAAATGCAGTCACGATTGTTTTAACCATTATGTAAATAATTACTGGTGCGCCAAAGATACAGAAAATTGTAATGGCTAAGGATGTGAAAAATGTTTGTATGCTCATATCATCCCTTGCTCCTTCTCTGCCGGTGTTTCTGACGGACTAAATGTTTCGCTTCTTTTTGCAGTACCTCTTGGCCAGTAGCATCGGCCTGTGGTTTCGCAAAGTACTGCTGTCCATGTAATGAGACAAGGCCCTCAAGTGCACGCTTACGATTGTCAAGGGCCACCATCATCGCTTGTAATATATCCACCCGATGTTTGTGTCTGATAATTGCTTTGTTTGCCTCGATAACTTTTGGGCTTAAAGCTACCGCTGCTGCAATTGCATTAACCGTCGTTTTCGTGAGGCCATGTTGTTCAGGATTTTTCGTTATGGCCGCACTCGTTTCAGCATTTATTACGTCTGCCTTTGCCTTTGCCCAATCAACCCGTCGTTTTGCGTCAGCCAGTTCTTGGCCATATTTCCAAACGAGTTTCGACTGGTCAAGCCAATGCCTGACAAGATTATTTTCGTCAAGGTCGAAAAGCTCCGCATGCTCAAGCTCTACTGTTTCTTCAGTTTCTGTCATCTCCAACTCTCCTTCATAGTATAGTACAAGTTTTCCGGTTTGTTTTTCAGGATATTTGATTTATTTTGCTCCAACCACAACTGCGTAGCAGGCACGAGCAAGCCCCGCGGGCCCTGAATCATAGAAGTTGTCTTCAAATTCAGTAATAATTATATATGCTCGCGGAGCCGTCTTGCCACCACGCAGAAGGCTGTTTCTTGCACAAGCAAGGATTAGCCGGCGAACACCTTCTGGGTCGTCAGATAATTCCCGCAAAGTCTTTGCCACCTCTGGCCATTTTGTCCTCGTGTTTACTAGCTGCTTATAGACTGTGATTGCCGTCGCTTCCTCTTTTGTGTGTGTGATGGCTTCGAGTTGATCCTCTTCGGATTCAAGGTAAAGAATCTGGTGCAATATCACAAGCGCTTGCCGCGCTGAACCGTCAGCTGCCTTTACAATTGCATTGACAACTTCCTCAGTCAGTTCAGCCTGTTCACGCCTTGCAATTGAAATGATTAGTCGTTCAAGCACTTTTGCGGATAATGCTTTCAGTGTGATTGTGGTGCTTCGTGTTCGAATCGTCTTTAGCAGCTTTCCTGGATTTGTTGTGACTAGGAAGAAATAAACATGCTTTGGTGTGTCTTCAAGTATCTTCAGAAAAGCATTTTGTGCTGCTGATGATAATTGATGTGCCTCGTCGATTATCCACACACGCGAATCACCTTTCAACGGTGCTCGCGTCATCGTTGCTCGGATTTCACGTACCATATCAATACCGCGGAAGTCAGCACAGTTTAGTTCATGGGAATCAATTTCCGAACAGTTCAGTTCAGTAATTAATATCCGTGCAAGAGTTGTTTTGCCACAGCCACTGGGGCCTGCGAATAATATGGTGTGTGGTAATCGTTTACTATCAAGCATCGCTTGGAGCGAGCTTGTAGCCGCTGCTTGCCCCTTAACTGCCTTAAGTGTAGTTGGGCGATATTTCTTGTAGAGTTCAGTTTCCATTTCCTTTTCTCCATTTTCTGTTTGTTTTAATTTTTAATTTGGTTTGTGAGTGTGTTCCATGCGAGTTTAACCACTGCTGGTACTTGAGCATTGCCAAGGGCCTTAATTCGGTCCACGCCACGGGGAAATCCATGATAGCTTCGGCAAAGGGGGGGCTGAGGTATGTCGGATCGGTTTCGCAAGTCCTCAAGCCCTCTGACATCTTTGCACCACGAAAATGCCTGCTTCCCCTGTATCGGTTTCTTACTGAACCTTTGTATTCGTTTTTGCCCACCGTTGGTATATGCAATAATCCAGATGCGATTGCGTTGGTGAAGCCCACCGGCATCGCCTGCTCCGATAACACCCCATTGAGCATTGAGCCCCAGCGCGGCAAGATCAGCCAAGACAACGTCAAGTCCTCTGGCAACAAGCAATGGTGAGTTTTCCACCAGCACGTATTGGGGTTGAACTTCACCGATAATGCGGGCCATGTGTTTCCACAGACCACTCTTGGAACCCCCAATTCCCGCACCCTTGCCAGCTGCTGATATGTCCTGACAGGGGAACCCGCCCGACACCACGTCAATATGTCTTCGCCATCGGTTCCCGTCGAACGTTCTAATGTCATCCCAGATCGGGAACTTGTCGAGCATTCCGTCTCGTTGCCTTGCGAGCAGGACTGACCGGCAGTAGGGATCAATTTCAACAGCGCAGCGGGTGCGCCATCCAAGCAGTTTCCCTCCCAAGACGCCTCCTCCTGCTCCTGCAAAAAGTACCAACTCATTCAATTGCTCCTTCATCAGGGGTGGGTTCCTAACCATATTACAAGTGTTGGTGATTTTCTTTTCATATTTCTACCTTTTCCTTGTCAAACCAACTTCCGCCCAGCGGAGCGACCTCAGCTTCTACTTTTAGGGGCACAATAATCCACTTCCATGCATGGCGAATCGTCTGTGTCATTATTTTGTTGGATAAATAAAGAAAGTCATCTAGCTCATCTTTGTGGACATCGGCAACAATTGAATCGTGAATCTGGCCGATAATCAAACTCCGCATTTTCAGTCTTTTCATCTTTGCATTAAGCTTTATCAACGACCAGAGTAAACAGTGAAACGCCGGTCCTTGGATGCAGTAGTTAATGACCTCCTTCCGTCCGTAAAGACCCTCAACGGTAAATCCGGTGAGCATACTGAATCGTCCATGTTTCTGATACTTTGCCCAGTGAGTTTCTTTCCACTCGCGGTAATCTGGAAAAAGATCGTACCAGAAGCGATGCTCAACTTCCTCGATATGTTTCTCGAATGTACCTGACTTTGGTTTTTGGTTTTTATCACAGGCTCCTAGTCGTTTGATTCCTTTTCTAGCTAAATGCTCTTTTATAGGGGTGCCATTAACTAAGGTTAGGTTCATGGAATCAATGTTTTCCCAAAGACCACGGGCGCAGTTCTTATACCAGTCACCGTAAAATTGTGGAAATACAAAACGACTCTTGGCGGAGTATCGTGCGTCCTTTGTGATTTGGTCGGCTTCACAAATGTAGCATTCTGCTGATACGTCCCGATGCAAATCACTTGATTCGTTCTCGATATAGCTAATCATGTGAGGGTCTTTGTGATTACATGTACTTATCCGTATTTCCGCACCGTCGTAATCCACCTCAACAAAGTGATGGTTCGGTCGCGCGATATAACAAGAGCGGATTAACTTGGCTATCCAATCGACTCTGACAGGTTGGTTTTGGAAGTTGGGGTGGTCACTGCTCCCTCGAAAGGAACGAGCAAGATGAAGGGTGAAAACTGGATGCATAAATCCATCTACGGTTTCTCGTTGGATGCCGCGAAGGTATGTGTCCCGTGCCTTCTTGAGTTGCTTGATTTTGATGTATCGCTTGACAAAATCTATATTGAGTTGACTCAATGTTTCCACGTCTGTTTTCGGTCTGCCTGTTCTCGTTCTCGCTTCGTCAGGACAGGTATAGTCCATGTGCTTGAATAGGACTTTGCCAAGCTGGTCAGGACTATCTATGTTTGCGTCTGTACCAAAGACCTTTTTCCAAACTTTCCAAACATCACTCCGCTTAATCATAGTAGTGAGATGTTCAATTCGTTTTGATGTTTGTTCGATGTTTTCTTGAAGCTTCTTTGTGTCAATACGAATACCGTTCGCCTCAACATCAGCAAGAGCAAGTGCCCCCTGGTGGAGTAGCTCATAGGCGTCTTGTGTAGTCGGCCGGATATTCATATCAGAAGCTAAACCCCTTCTTGTTCCCACCCATCCAGTGTATTGGTGCTGAAATATGTCCACTCATAATACTTTTCTCATTTGTAATTGTGCCAGCTTCCAGGTGAAGAACGAATCAAGCCCATTATATAAAAGCAGATCGCCCAAATGCATAGAAGGTAACTGGTTCAAACCATCTTTGCCTATCTTCATGTACGGTTTTATCTGTTGATCGTAAGAAGGAATTCCAAACTGGACGAGTGCTTGGAACTTAAGTGATGTCACCGCTTTACGGTTATCAAGAATATGTGCAGCAAGCATTGTACACCATTGCCAATTTCGTACACACCCTCCTGCATGAATTCGACTCCAACGTTCCTCAAATTTGGCGTTCGCTGCAATCTTTGGGATGGGTGATTTCAGCAACTTCACCATTTCAGTTATTGCATTCCCGTGCCAAGGGAACGCAATTGTGATTTCGCCATTGGAAACGGAGCATGAGATTATTCTGGCCCCCTTCCTTTCTGGCTTCAGACATGTTGTTTCATAATCAAAAGCAATGGGCATGTTAGCCTTCCGTATTCCACGGATAGCTTTAGCAGCGATGCTTGGTCGCATTTCAATTTCTATTTTGGATTTGTAGTCGCCTATCAATTGTGGTTTACTTGTGCATTGTATAATTGCACGATGCAGATGTCGTTTGAAAAGTATGTTAAGGGCAGGCTCTTCCTGTCGGTTTATGAATGAGGGATGCCATGTTGGAACCACCCATGCGTTTGGTGTTTGTCCTGGAATCACTTGCCCTGTCCAGCGAGTAATTGCACCCACACCATCTTTCCACATCGCCCCTATAAGGCTTTCTACAGCGACACCCCCTAAACAGATGATAACATTTGGATTGTACTTTTTAATTGTCTTGAACAGGTTCGGCCTACAGGCATTGATTTGCTCGTTAGTTGGCTTTTTGTTTTCGGGGGGCCTGCAAATGATTGCATTTGTTTTCCAACAATCATAATCCAGATCGATGCCCAAGCTGGAAAGTACTCTTCGCAAACGTTGCCCAGCAGCACCGATTAGCTGTGTGTTCTTCTGATCCTCTTGCCATCCAGGTGCTTCTGCTACTATGAGAATCTTTTTCTTACCTTTCCCTGTTGGAGGCATCTTTGGGGAATGACATTGTTTGTAAAGCCCGCAGATTCCGCACTTGGGCAAGCGTGCCTTTACTGGATTCAGCCTGTTTATTTTTGATAATGCGAAAAAGCCCTTGGTCATACTTTCACTGTCAAGTGTTAAGTGCTGTAACGTAGATGAAAGTACCGCCGTCAATCTTGAGGCGATCCCGTGTGATCTCACAATCATGTTGCCGTTTCGTAATCTCCTTCAAGAGTTTCGGCGTAATCCTAAACTGTATTTTTGGCCCGTCATATTCTAGTTTTTTCGTTTCACTATACCATCCATTTTCACCCGTCCCTTTCAATCTGAGTTTGTTTCGAGAGATCGTAATTTGTATTTGATCGTCGTATGGATTGTCCATAGAAAAAATCTGTGCAGTTGATGCCGCACCCTCAATATCTGAAGGCAATGTTATTGGGTCACCACTTACATTAAGAATCTCTCCCATATCGGGAAATTCATCTTCATATTTGCGGCAGGAAATAACTAACCCCATTGGGTTGCGAAAATGCAGCCAGCTACTATCTTCAGCAAAATCCATTATGCCTAATGATCCGACATGAAGCATCGATGTGTGTCGTACTAATATAGAAGAACTAACTTTCATTTTAAGTGGGAAGCGAGTTGCTTGATAGTTATTGCACGCCTCGACATATTCAGGGTGAATGTGTACGCATGTTAAGACAAATTCACTATCATTTTGACTGGCAGTCTGCCGCACAACCTCGACTGCTTCACAAAAGTCGGGGGGAAGCGGTATCCAAGCATCTTCCTTTGGTGTTTCAATTTGCTCTGTATCCAAAAAAACTTCACTTTCCATTCGGATACCAGCCTTTCGATGCTCACCTTGAATCAAAAGCTGCTTGTCCCCTAGCTGGACTTCGACCGTTTCCTCTGGTAGTTTCTTAAGCAATTCCAAGAGGGGCTTTGCCTGGACAGCCCCCTCTATGCCTATATCACATGCTAATGTGCATGCAATTTCATCGTTGAATGTCTTTACGAAACCCTTCTCAAACACAAAACATGTTGATTGTTCGATGAGTTCTTTCGTGGACAATCCCGGTTGCACCAATTCCAGCTGCTGTAGCCACTCTTTACGGTTCATCGTTTTCATTACTGGTTTTCCTTTTGTTTTGGTGTGACTATATTACCCTTGACTTCCGCAAGCCCGAGAAACTCTAACACAGGGAGCACTCGCGAAGTCACTAATGATTGCTGTTGTATGTTTTGCTTGAAATACAACGCATCAGCTTTAGCACAAATATCTTGTATGCTAATCGGTTCCGTTTGGTTTACCACCACTTTACACACAAGCACCTCGCGTGTTTCTTTGCGGCCCCTCCGTTTCGGTTTTTTCTTGGCTGTTGTCTTCTTCTCTACAGGTTTTTCCTTTGTTTCATCTTCTTCGTCTTCTTCGTCTTCTTCATCATCAGCCAATACTGGTGTATCTGGTGTATCGGTCCATTCATCTATATCAGTCCATTCATCATCTTCGTCTTCTTCGTCCTCTTCGTCTTCTTCGTCAGGCAGTATCTCGTCCGTCTGAACCTCGTCCTCGTCATTATCCTCAACAGACTCGCCTGCTTCTTTGTCCCCAGCTAATAACTCTAACGTTTCGTTGTCCTCGTTTGCTGCTAGGATGTCGTCAACAACAATACTCAATTCTGGATCATCTAAAATAACGTCTAGATCAACCCCTCTTGTCTCAGCAGCATCAAGGAGTGATTCCATTTTGACGAGTCGTCTGCATATCAATTTGTCTGGTAGTTTATCCGCCTTCTTAATTCCTACCGCCTTGAGAATTGCTATCGCATCGTCTTTTTCAATCTGTAACATTGCTCGTCTCCTGTATGAGAAAATTCGCCATGTGGGTCGTCCCGATGCACATCGAGACATGCCTATACTCTTTTGTCTAAGGTAGGCGGCAGCATGAGTTGTCCCTGATACAACCCATGCGCCATACATAATGGTGAGGCCATCCAACTCGCCACTATGCTGCCTACATTATAATATACGCACTTCGCCCTTTCTTTTTCTGTTTTTCCATGAAAGTATTTTGACAATTCTTTCTATTTCATCTATTTGCGATAACCACCTTGTTGCCCTGGCAACCGCTCGTATTTCAGATACATTATGCCCTTCTCTCATCATGTACCTCACAAAATCTGAGAGCTTTCTCTTTCCTGTCACCATGTGCTCCTTATTGCAGGATTACCTATTGCAAGCGCCCCAGCCACGTGTACACATTTTGTTTCCGAATAGAGCCCTTCACGACGTACTACCCAGTTCAAGCGGATGATCCCCAATTCTTTTTCTTTGTATGACTGATTAAGACCAACCATTCCAGTTACATGCGCGAGTTTGGTCTTGCTATCAGAAAAGTTTTGACGCCCAATTGTATGTGAAGTATATGCCGCGGCGTCCGTTTGCGATGCCGTAACAACAAGACAATGTAGTGCCTGACTCATTGCCCTCATCTGTCTCCATGTATCATCTATTTGCTGACGTCTTTCTGCTTGGGGTATATCACTTTTGAGGATATCGGCATAATCAATCACTATGACATCAGGTACCCATTCCTGTCGCTCCCAGTCACTTAAAATTGATCTGATACCGCCTATGCTAATGCTTGAGTTGGGATGACATGAAAGGCGAAAGAGAACCCTGTCAGTTTTAAGTCGGTGTGTGACGAGTTGTTTTGTTTTTCTCCATGCACGACGCCAACTTAGTGGACGGTCATATCGTCTGGTCTTATATTCCACGGTCGCTACATGATCGCCTTGGTTCCTGGCGATTTTGATCGGGTACTGAATACTACAACTTTTTTGCGGATGGTGTGCTATACGAGTCATTAGCCTTCGCATAATTTGGTTCTGGCTCATATCACCAGCCTCAAAAAATGCTATACGCCTTCTTTGAAGTAAGGCACGGTAGGCCATATCCATAAGCCAAAAGGATTTTCCTCTCTTATCCGGCCCTTCGATTCCAATAAAGCCATCACGTTCAAGCGAATCACCAAAGAACTGGCCAAGCGCGCCGGGATAAGTGATTAGTGGTTCGGATTTGCTTTCAAATGCTTCTCGAACCACTTCTATTTCGTGTAGAACATCAATCCCGTCGCCCGAACCTAATTCAATTTTACTCCATGCATTTACACGCTGGTGTAATGCACTTAGATCACGTGCAGACACATCATCTTGAATGTTTTCGGCAAGACGTTCAGCGGCAACCAGATTGAAATGATCGCTGGCTACGTCAATAATATATTCCGAATTGATTTCCCTATTCAAATCCTCATATTCAGCACTGATGGACTCAAGAAAATCACCGACAAGATTAACCGTAGTCTTATCGGCTGTTGTCGCGGACCATTCTTCATAAGCCGACTCGATGAGTTCACCTGGCGCTGAATCATACCGTTTCAAATGCCTGATACACCAACCAGCTACAAGATTAGCCCAACGACTGCGGAATAATCGCCCGTTCCACTTACTTGCAATTCGTGCAAGCACCACACGATTCACAATCATGGCGGTGAGTATTCGTCGCTCGTCGCTTGAGTCTTTCTTTTCGATTCTCATGTACTATAACCCTTACGTAAAAGACCCTTCCAGAAAATGATGATGGCTGATGGAAAGGGTGCTGAGTTTTTGTTGTTGAAACAAAGACGTCCACGCAAGAAAATTACAGTTCCATGAACAGCATACTTATGCCACCATTTTGTGTCTGTTCGTGCAGGAACAAGGCAAACAACAGTTGCTCCATTATGATGCGCTTCGTATGCTTTGCGCATGAAGTGTATGATTTTCCTTCCATAAGGGGGGTTCATCCAAACAGTGCCCGACCAGATTTGACGTAAGGAATCATCGGCCTTTGTGAAGTATTTCTCACATTTAGCATTTTCTGCAGAAGCACAGGCATCAAGTGTGAAATGGAATACTTCATCCAGTTCATTGAAGAGAGATTGGGGGGTTGCGTATTCCTCCGTTTCACTTGAGAAATGAACATTCTTCAAGGATGGTGTTCGTAGTTTGATTAGCCCAAAAGTTTTCATTCGGCCCTCATTCATCACCACACAGTATAACCACATAGACAAACTCATGGCCTGCATGAATGAGCATGGGATGCTCAGGGTCTGTCCATTCAAAGACCAATTTATCAAACTCAGCAACCTTCAATATATCGAGCAAGAATGGTGAAGCAAATCTGATTCGGGCTGGGATACCCTCACTTTCATATTCAACAGGGCATGTGACTTTATTGTGTGCTATTGTAGAAGCATCGGAGAGAACAACCCTATCTTCTCCCCAATCAAAACTAGTAATGTGACAATAAAAGTTATCACGTATGAACTCTGGTTCCGCTGATGTGTTATCTATGAGAAGCTGGATGTTTTGGGCCAACTGCCTTTTATCGATAACAACCTTATGCTGACAACCTTTTGGAATTACGTCCTTGTACTTTAGAAAATTGCCTGACAGTAAAATGCCTGTCAGTACAATGTTCGACCAGCGGAACATGATGCGCTCCAAGCTCCCCTCCTGCCACACTTCTATTTTCACCAGTTGCTTTGTTTTCTTACATATTTTCTGCACTATCTGCAGCACATCTGAAGGGATAATAACTGCCCGCTCGGATTCAATTTCAGCAGTCAGTTTGGTTTTGATATGTGACAAACGATGACCATCTGTAGTAGTCATCATAACTGCCTTACTGGATATTTCCCAATACACACCAGTACATGCGTAGTGAAAACTTCCTTTAACGACAGCAAACAATGTTTTGTCTAACATGGAAGCCAAGATAGTTGATCGCATAGAGAAATTGATTTTGTTAAGTTTGCTGAGCGAGGTTTCTTCTGTATCAGGCAGCACATCAGGGTATTCTGCAACATCCCACGGAAGCATCGCAACTGTATGTTTTGGGGTGTCTCGTGATAGTAATGTGGCCCCATTATCCTGGGCATAAATATAACATTTGTCCTTATCAGCCTCAATGGTAACAGTTTTCATATCCTTAGTGGTATTACGAAGGGCTTTCATCAATCCTTTTGCTGGTACAAGGGCATTGCCCACATCATGCACTACTACATCATCGACTGTGTAACAAATGGCAACATCAAGGTTGGTTGCGCCGACTGTGAGTTTGTCCTTTGCCGCCATCAGTTTCACATACTGCAAAACCGGCTTTCGCGAATCTTTCGCGATTGCACCTTTGGCGATAGACAGTACGTCCTGTAACTCTTTAATGTTAATGGTGACTTTCATTTCTCTTTTCCTTCCTACAAAAACCTTTTGCGAATGTTTCTAATTTCAGATTTTGCTGCGTCGGCTGCATCTTTACCGCTTTCAAGTTGGATTACATGGGTCTCGCCAGGAAATAACGAAAGTGTGTCGGCTAGTTTCTGTGCCTGTTTCTGCGCCATCGGTTCGGCATCAAAACAAACCACACGCACTGGATATGTCACCATTCGTTTTACTTGCTCGCTGGAGTAATTCAAGCCGAACGTAGCTACAGCGCCGGGACCAATTCGCCACACATCAAGCGGCCCTTCGACTATAACGATGACATGAGCAGCATAATCCTCCCCATACAGCAGACTCTTATGGTTAATGGCTTCTGTATCATGGCTCGCAGAGATATACCGCTTGTTCGTCTCGCCGATGGCCCGTGTGGTCCAGCTTACAGCTTCGTGATTCAATTTGATGGGGATGAATATCCGCCATCCGAGATGTTGTGATATACCAATACCGCTTATATCCCAGAGATTCACCAGCTCATCAGGATTGAAACCACGCCCCCGTAAGTACCTTCGGTGTGCTGGTAGTAGTATATCTATTCCTTTCGGGAACCGCAATTGTCCTGTGTGTACTTCCTCTTTAATCCTGAGATGCTCAATCTCTTTCAGTAAATGCCGAATTGTAAATTCAGTTTCCCCGCTTAGTCTCATTAGTGTAGGAATCAGTCCATGAGCACCACATTGCCAGCAATTAAAATAACCATGCGCAATGTTCAGACCAAGATGGTACTTATGCGCGCCTTGGCCACAAAACGGACAGTCCATTTGTAACCACCCAGGTCGGCAATGGTGGTGCCCTTCTTGAAGAAACTCGATATTCAGTTTTTGTAATATCTCAAAGTAGGTCATTCTCTTTTTTCATGCTCTCCAACAAGGCATCAAAGACATTTAACTCGTTTCCTACAACCGTTTCCCCATCAAGCGTTTGTGAAACTATTTGCTGTTTTCTTTGTATGATTTCACAAAGTTTTTCCTCGATAGTCCCCTTCGCTACCAAATATGTAATGTCGACGTGCTGTTTCTGACCGATGCGGTGCACACGATCTTCTGCTTGGGTCATGTTGGCTGGAACCCAATCAATTTCTGCAAAGAGTAACCGTGATGCTGCTGTTAGTGTAATGCCCGTACCAGCCGCTTGGATGTTGCCGATGAATAAACGGATACGTTTATTCTGTTGGAAAACACGAACAATTGTGGCTCGCTCTTTCTTAGGTGTTGAGCCGTCAAGACAAACTGAAATACTCCTATAGTGATTATATAAACTTCGTACCACAGCTTTGTGTATACCGTAAATCACAAGCTTATCATTTGTCTCTTCAAGATAATCATCAATCCAAGATATGACTTGTGGTAGTTTCTCAGTTGCCGCAAGGCGTTTCAAATATCCGAGTTTGGTAATTTCAAGAGCTTTACTAGCACGCTCCGCCTTTTCTAATGATTGTTTAGCCAACCATGTCAGAAAATTAACCTGCGCCTCCATATAGCTCTGTAGTTCTATATTAACAGGAATCACCGTACGTTGTTTCAATGGCAAATCTTGTAGGACATCAGCTTTACGTCGGCGTATCATACCCACTTCCGTGAGTTTGTTGTGTAATTCTTTAATGTGTATTGCCCCCTTATAATCCATTCCCCACGGTTTATGAACTGGATTGCAATATCTCGTGGCGTATGAAAAGAAACTCGGGTATTTCTCCGGCCATAGCATATTCAGGGTTGGAAATAATTCTGCCGGCCGATTAAGCAGTGGTGTTCCTGAAATAGCGATACAGTGTTGCGCAACTTTTGCGAGCCGCCTGATCAGCTTTGTTCGCTTGGCCCTACGATTCTTGCAGTAATGAGCTTCTTCGATAACCAAACATTGTGGCTCCAACTCAAGAAGTACATCTACCCAACCTTTAAGAATTTCATAATTAAGAATTATAATGAGACTGCCCCGAAGCCGTTTTGGAATTGGGGTCGGTTTAATTCCATTAAGTACAACCGCATGAAGCCCCGTCTTTCTTCGTGCCTCATTTTGCCAGAAGCCTTTGAGATGTGCTGGAGTTACAACTACGACGGGACGCACGTCAGGTTGTTCCTTGAGCCATTGCAGTACCTGGTATGTTTTACCGAGGCCCATTTCATCTGCTAACAGAACCCGTCCGTTGTAGTGATGGATTGCACGTACACCTCGTTTCTGAAACGGGTATAATTCAGTACTACCATTCATTTTTAGAGCCTAATCATATCGTTCGCTGGATTGCCCTTCTGATTTCATGCAGAGCATACCGTACCCGCACGCTATTCCACCCTGCGGCGCGACATACTTGCCAGATTGATGAGCGTATGTTTATCGGATTTCCCCCCTTCGCTAAGGCCATATCCATAAGCTCTTTCGGTGTATCGATTGCTAATTTGATAGCATAGCGAGCGTCAGGAGAAACACCTGCAAGAAGCCGCGCCAGCCAATCCATCGGTCTAGCAGGTGCAGGAATGTTGAGGCCGTCAATCGATATAGTCGGCTGCTTCTTTTCCTCGCGGACGAAAGCTATCAGGCTGTTTCTCAACGTCGCGGTAAGGTACGGCTTGAAGGGCCTTTTTCGGTCATATCCATGCCATGCTTGCATAAAAGCCTCATCACAAACGCTGAGGCAATCGTCAAGATTGCTATGGCAAGACATAGCAAAACTCCGTGCAATCTGCTCTATAAGTGATTTGTGCTCAATATAAGCAGCTTCGGCGGTCTGTGTCGACATTGATGAAATCCTTTCTTTAGTAAATACAACAATTCACAGCTGGTTTTTAATTTCATCACGAATAATTCTGACAGCCAAGTCTAGGAACGTATCGTCAGAAAGCTCCTCTAGCCCATTTGGGCCTATAGCCTTTACCAACTTGGCAATAGTCCAACGAGTAGGTTTATGCTTACCAGCCTCAATCTCAGAGATCGTAGATTGTGAGATTCCTACTGTTTTCGCAAGTTCGGATTGAGAGATTCCTTTCCTCTTACGAAAATCCCGCAGCCGAAACGCTAAGATAATTTGTTCCTTGTCCACTTTATTGCTTCCTTTCTGGCGCAACCAGTGTTAAATCAACTCGGCAGGTATGCCCGCTTTCGGTGCAGACTGATAC